TATCTACAACAATGTAGGGAACGTAACGCCACCAATGAAGGGTGTCCCTGTCCCTGAACTGGTAAACGATGTCAAGGTGTTTGACTTGGATGAACCAGACTTGGAAGTGTTCTTCAGTCTACCTGAATGGATTCAGGATAAGGTTAAGAGTAATCTGGAGTTCAATGGTAGTCCCCTCCAAGCTCTCCTAGCCGGGGCTGATCAGCCTGAGAAGAAAGAGAAGAAGGAGAAGCCTGCTCCTAAGAAGGAAGAAGCAGACGATGGGGAGGACAACCCCTACTAACCAGTATGGTGCCCTGCCTCTCGAAGAAGCACACTGCGGAGGGAGCGAGAGCCGGACTCTGACTCCCAAGACCTGAGCATGTCTCCATTAAATAAACTGCTCACTAATTTATCAAGGAGAATAAGAATGGCTACAAATATCCAGAGTGGTGATGAAGTCCTGTGTACTAATGCAGAGGGGATGGAGGAGTATAAGATGTACCGAGGATTCCTTGGTACTGCTCTGAACATCACCTCTACCCCTGATGGGGAGTTTATCACGGTTTACTCGGAGGATGTGAAGAAGTTTCTGGTAATGAATGTTGATAGATTCCAGAAAGCATTCCGTCTTACCTACCGATTGTGGAAGGACTCCGGGGAGTATATCTTGTTGAACGATAACAAGGAGCCCCCTACTGAGGGGAAATACTTCGACGTTACTATCACCCTCCCTGAGAGTGAGCTTGGGAATATCGACCTAGTGATGCAACAAGCCCTTGACTCCATCAATGGGAAAGAAGAGAATGCGACCCTTAATTGATGCTGATATCCTTGTCTACCAAGCAGCCTTTGGTGGACAGGATAGGGAGACAGGGGAGCCCTTCTCCTTTGACATCGTAGCAGAGCTTATTGAACGGTCTATTGCTAATATCTGTACAGCGGTAGGGGCTACGGAGGAGCCCTACCTCTACTTGACAGGTAAAGGTAACTTCAGAGAAGCTCTAGCTATTACGAAGCCTTACAAGGGAGGGCGTAAAGAGAAACCGTTCCACTACCACAATGCTGTAGCTTACATCCTGTCTCTTCCAAACTCCTTCCTGATTGAGGGGATGGAAGCAGACGATGCAATGTCTATTGAGCAATGTAAGAATAGAATTGCTGGGGATTCAGAAATCTATACTGTAATCTGTACGAGAGATAAGGACTTACTACAGGTTCCCGGTTATCATTACGGTTGGGAGCATCACCTCCAACCTGAGAGATTTCTCCATGAAGTGTTCCCTGTTGGTCAGATATACCAGAAGGAAGACGGTAAGGTTTATTCGGATGGATTCCTCGCTTTCTGTTACCAACTAATCATTGGGGATACAGTTGACAACATCCCCGGTCTCCCTAGAAAGGGGCCAGCAGCAGCCTATAAGATTCTCTCCAAGTGTATCACTAAGAAAGAAGCCCTTGATGCTGTTGTTGATCTCTATAAGGAAACGATGGGAGATAGTTGGGAGGAGTATCTCATTGAACAAGGGAACCTCCTCTGGATGGTTAGGGAATTAAGAAAAGACGGGTCTCCTGTTGTTTGGGGGGATGAGTGGGAGAAAGAATGGAAGGAATTTTATGACGGAGAAGAAGCACTTTCGGAGAGTATTTAGTGGTGTGCCTCTTGAGGATGTCCTCTCAGAGGTAGTAGAGAACGAGGAGTTGTTCGGGAGTTTTCCTATCCGAACATCCTTCCCCGGATCTCCTCACGAATACATCAAAGACATCCTCTTGCGTGGCCCAGAAATTCGTATGGGAGATAGCTTAGAGAAACTACAGAACGAATTGTTCTGCCACAACTATTCTACTATGGATAACTTCCCTAACCTCTACCATGCAGTACGAACCCTTATGATTGCTGAATGGGGTACTGCTCTTGGTAGGGTAATCGTGACTAAGCTCCCTCCGGGTGGTGTCATACATAGGCACAAGGATGAAGGGGATGCTGCTGAAGAATACGATAGATACCATATCGTTCTTGCTGGAGACAATGGTAATATGTTCTTCATCAACGATGAACAAGAAGAGATGTTACCGGGAGATGTTTGGTGGGTAGAGAACACTGAACTCCATTGGGTAGAGAATCGTGGACAGGAAGATCGTATCCACATTGTCTGTGACATCTTTAGAGGATAGTATGGCAGGAGAGAAAACGAGAAATGGAGGACAGTGGACTGAAGCTAGGTACACATCCTTCGTGAAGGGAGCCCTTCGACAAGCTACAATGAAATGGGGGCCAATCCAATCAGTCAAGAAGAAAGCTAATGTTCGTAGAGGATTCTATCTCTGTGACGAATGTAAGCAAGAGGTTCCAGCTACTACCAAAGAGGGGAGGAAACGTGTTAAGAACATTCACATCGACCACAACCCGCCTGTCATTGATCCTGATGTAGGCTGGGCAGGTTGGGATTCTTTTATTGAAAGACTCTTCTGCGAAGAAGAGCACCTCCGAGCACTCTGTACTGACTGTCATAAAGTAGTTACAGACGAAGAAAAACAAATCGCTAAAGACAGACGACAAAAGGAAAAAGCTAATGGCTGAACTAGATTTTAACTACAAGGGTTATGCACTGTTCTCCGATGTAGAAGATAAGGAACTGCGTATCCGTAACCAAGCAACGGTTCTGTCCAACATCTACGAAGACAATCCAGAGCTATCTGATAAGAGCTCTGTCTCGAAGAGAGGGGCTCTCCTTCTCTTCGGTTACATGGAGAATGTCTTCCCTGAAGACCGCAATCAAGTGGTCATTCAGTTCCATGAGACAATGAAGAAGAGAGGATATGTTCATGCCGCGTAAGCATCTTTACATTCCAGATACACAAGCTAGGGAGGGGGTGTCCTTTGAACACCTCCATTGGGTAGGTAAGCTAATCGTAGATGAGAAGCCTGATGTCATTGTCCATGCTGGGGATCATTTTGATATGCCTTCTCTTTCTTCTTATGATAAGGGGAAGGTAGTAGCTGAGGGACGTAGGCTACACAAGGACTTCGAGGCTGGACACGAAGCAATGAATGTCCTCCTCTACCCTATGATGTCTTACAATCTCCGACGTACTGAGAATCGTAAGAAGAGGTACACCCCTGAAATGTACTTCACTCTAGGTAATCACGAAGAGAGATTGAACAGACATATCGAAGCACATGCAGAGCTTGAGGGATTCCTACAATTCCCTCAGAGCTTTAACCTTGAGGCGTATGGTTGGGTGGTAGTTCCTTTCCTCCAACCTATCACCATTGATGGCATCGCCTATGCCCACTACTTCTACAATCCCAATACAGGTAAGCCCTATGGTGGTGCTTGTCTGACCAAGCTGAAGAACATTGGGACATCGTTTGTACAAGGTCATGTCCAAGGGTTGGATATGACTAACCGTACTACGAATGTAGGAGAGACACAGTGGGGTATTCAGGCTGGTAGTTGCTACCTGCACGATGAAGGGTATAAGGGGCCACAAGCTAATGCTCATTGGCGAGGTGTCCTCATCTTCGATGAGGTGGAGGATGGTAACTTCGACCCACGCCCCATCAGTCTCGCTCGATTGGAGAAGATGTATGGTAAGCCGTATTGATATTATTGGACAGAATGGTGGTGAAGGAGAACATTACTTGATTGAACAAATCGCAAGAGCTATTGCTGGGGAACATGCTGATAAGGCATTGAGAGGAAGATATGCTGGTCAGAAGCAATGGCAGCTTCACATCAAGCAGGCTATGGCTATTATGGAAATCATAGAGGAGGCTAATCGTGTCTGATTATACGAACATTGATGCTTACCAAGAGTGGTCTAAAGAGACTGCCATCTACCCTAAAGAATCTGCTATTGAATACCTCACCCTTGGTCTCGTATCAGAAGCAGGAGAGGTAGCCGGGAAGGTAAAGAAACGTATCCGTGATGGTAACATTAAGGAAGAGGAGATTCTTGCAGAACTCGGAGATGTGTATTGGTATCTCGTGAGACTCGCTGATGAGATGGGAGTTAAGAGCTCAGACATTATCCATCTCAACAAGGCTAAACTAACGAAGAGAAAGGCTGCTGGAACTATTGGAGGGAGTGGTGATGAACGATAAGGTAGAAGGATGTAAAGGTTGCCTTCATTACTTGAAGGACACTACGAGCCCCCCTTGTAATGAATGTGCCTTCCTGTTCTCTGGTATGCCGAGTGTACACTTCGAGGACATACATGATCTTGGAAGTATCCTTGATTGGAATACTCTAGAGGTGGATGTCGTCAACCACCCTCCCCACTACACCAAGCACCCCAGCGGTATTGAGTGTATCCAGATAACTGAGCACATGGGGTTCAATCTAGGGAATGCAATGAAATATATCTGGAGAGCTGACCTTAAAGCAAATGCTCTAGAAGACTTGAGCAAAGCTAAATGGTATATCGAAAGAGAAATCCAGAAACGAACTAAAGGGAAGACACAATGAGCTTTGAGAAAACAGCATACCCAGCCTACTCTGAGTATATCGCTCTAAGTCGATATGCTCGATGGTTGCCTGAGAAGAATAGACGAGAGACTTGGGAGGAAACTGTCAACCGTTACTTAAACTTCTTCCTGAAGGATGTAGAAGATGCCACAGGAGGGCTCAGGGAGCGTCTCTACCGGGCGATCTCCTCCCTAGAGGTAATGCCCTCTATGCGAGCCCTTATGACAGCAGGAGAAGCCTTAGAGAGGGATCATGTAGCAGGTTATAATTGTGCCTACCTCGCTGTAGATAATGTTAGAGCCTTTGATGAGACTATGTACATCCTGATGTGTGGTACTGGTGTAGGCTACTCAGTAGAACGTCAGTATGTAACTAACCTTCCTGAAGTGTCAGAAGAGTTTCACCAGACAGGCACTACGATTATCGTAGAGGACAGTAAGATTGGTTGGGCTAAGGCATTCAGAGAACTCCTCTCTATGCTCTACACTGGTCAGATTCCCCAAGTAGACTATAGCAGGGTGAGACCATCCGGTGCTCCCCTCAAGACCTTTGGAGGGAGAGCTAGTGGGCCTGCTCCTCTGAAGTCCCTCTTCAACTTCTCTATTGAGTTGTTCCGTAACGCTAAAGGACGTAAACTTACCAGTGTTGAATGCCATGATCTCATGTGTAAAGTGGCTGATATTGTTGTCGTTGGCGGTGTCCGTCGCTCTGCTCTTATTAGTCTATCAAATCTTACAGACGATAGGATGCGCCATGCTAAGAGTGGTCAGTGGTGGGTTGACAATCCTCAACGAGCATTGGCGAATAACTCAGTGGCTTACACTGAAAAGCCTGACATGCAAGCGTTTATGAGAGAATGGTTATCTCTCGTAGAGAGTGGTAGTGGTGAGCGTGGTATCTTCTACCGTGGTGCTGCTGAGAAGCTAGTACCTGAACGAAGAAAAGAAAAGGAATATAAGGACTACGGTTGTAATCCGTTAGCCATTTAATAATGTGCGGATTTAAAACTTCTCCTGATTGACTTGGACGGTTATGACAAACCTACAGGGCGCAAGCAGAGAAATCGGGCAGCGTGAGAGACTAAGCGGAGAAGGTTATATGTATTGTTTATACTGGATTAGAACCGAAGCACATACTGATCCTCACAGTGAGGGGTATATCGGTATCTCTAAGAATCTTAAAGAGAGAATTCGAGCTCATAAGAAGAATAAGAGAAAGACCAGATTTACTTCTGCTGTAAAGAAGTATGGGTGGGAGGCTCTGACCTTTCAGGTGTTAGCTACCAATCTCTCTCAAGAGGACGCTCTGTTCCTTGAGAAGCTCTACCGACCGAGCTGTAGGATAGCTTGGAACGGAATAGCTGGTGGGGATTTAGGAGTTAAACCAGAATGGTACTGTATTGCAGAGAATTCAGATAAGCATAGGGAGGCTACATCAGCAGCAACGAAACTTGCGATAGCTGAGAAGGATACCCATGAAGCACGAAGCTACCGTGCTAAAGTATCATGGCTCAAGACGAGAGAGAAAAGGGTCTTAGCAGTCACGGGAGAAAACAATCCCAGAGCTAAACTCAAAGAGGTTCAGGTAAGGCAGATTAAATACGATCTGATACCCAGTGGCCTTTCTGACCTAGAGATTTCTCTTCAGTTTGATGTCAAGCCTTATGTGATTTACTTTATCCGCAAGGGTAAAAACTGGTCACACATATAACATGCGATAGTCCAGCGCACGATGAGAACGTCATTGAAACTCATTGTGTGAGGCAGTGAAATTATACTAAGAAGCAAACAATTTTGTAATCTTTCAGAAGTAGTTGTCCGTAAGGACGACACCTTCCTTGATCTCCTAGAGAAGGTAGAGACAGCAGCTATCCTCGGTACTCTCCAGACGAGGAAGACTAAGTTTAGGTACTTGTCCTCTGCTTGGAAGAAGAACACAGAAGAGGAGGCTCTGTTGGGTGTTAGCTTGACAGGTATCATGGATCACCCTGTCCTGTCGGGTAGTGTTGGGTATGATCAGACCTTCACCCATCCTGTACATGGTGGGAAGCTGACCCTCCCTATGGTACTAGAGGAGTTGAGAAATCATGCGGTTCTCGTCAATGAAGAATGGGCTGCTAAACTTGGGATTAACCCTGCTATGGCTGTCACTGCTGTTAAGCCTAGTGGCACTGTCAGCCAGTTGGTTGATGCTGCAAGTGGTATTCATACTCGTCATTCTCCGTATTATATTCGGACTATAAGAGCAGACAAGAAAGACCCTCTGGCTAAACTAATGGTAGACCAAGGGTTCCCTGTCGAAGACGATGTTATGAAGCCAGACACAGGCTACATCTTCTCCTTCCCAATGAAGGCACCTGATGGGGCAGTTACTCGTAACGATAGAACTGCTATCCAACAGTTGGAGTTGTGGAAGACATACCAGCTACATTGGTGTGAACATAAACCTTCTGTAACTATCTCTGTTAAGGAAGACGAATGGTTGGAAGTAGGAGCATGGGTATATGAGAACTTTGATATTATGTCTGGTGTTAGCTTTCTCCCTCACAGTAATCATACATACCAGCAAGCTCCCTACCAAGAGGTGGACAAGGAAACCTACCTATCTTTCTTGGAGCGTATGCCAGTAGAAGCAGACTGGAGTAGGCTGGGAGAGTATGAGCTAGAGGATACAACGATTGGTATGAAAGAGTATGCCTGTACTGGAGGAGCTTGCGAGATTCTCTAAACGATAGGCAATAAAAAAGCCCCAAGGGAGAGATCCCAAGGGGCTTTCTTTTTGTCCAGAATTTACTGGAACATCTTCTCAATCATATTAGGGAGTAGTCCCCATTTCTCCATTTCAGCCATAGCTTCTTCCTTGGTAATACCCTGTCTCTTTAACTCGGCTGCTCTCTCTTGAGGAGGGAGCTTACCGATATTAGAGAGGATCTCAGGTGTTAGCTTAGACTCAGGAGCAGTAGGCTCTTCCCTCTGAATCATACCGGAATTGACACTAGACTGGATTGTTTCAGAAGGGGGACTCACGAGTTCCCTGACAGACTCTCCAATCTCCGCATAAGGACGGGCTAAATACTTCCCAATCTTTCTAGCGAGATCAACACCCATATAGAAGCCTTCCATCTGGAAAGCCTTTACACTCTCATCCATCTTCTTAACAACCTCCCTCCTCTCTTGCCTAAGAGCCTCGTTCTGCTCTGGAGTACGGAAAGCTACGCCTCTCTGGAGAAGAACATCTCTACCACCTCCTTGTCTGGTAGCATACCCCTCAAATACTGCATCCTCAATAGCTGTCTCAGGAATAGTCCCATTCAAGAAGATTTCCATAACATGCTCTGGGGTCAGAGGAATACCTAAAGCTTTCTCCATGTGCTCTACGAGTCTAGGATTAGACCTCATCATCTTATACTGATGAGCGATAATCTTACGAACCTCATCAGGAACTACATCTCCATTATCGGTCTCGATACTGAAGCGAGTAGAACCTGCGATAGGAGCGATGATTCGGATATTCTCTGGAACAGGAACGCCATCATTAAAGAATGCCTCGGTAACAGACATACCAATCCCTTCCATGCCCTTCATAAAGACTGTACCAGCAGCTTTAGGATTGTCCTTCATAAACTTCTTGAAGTGTGGTGTCTGAAGAACCTCTGGGAATAGCGTAGGGGCATTCTTCCCCATATCCTTCATAGCTCTCTCTGCGGAAGCCCTTGCCTCATCGTCTTCCTCATCAGCAACCTTATTAAATGCAGCGGTTGCGGTACTAGTTGTGGTAGGGTGGGCCATCATTACTGCTGATAGAGCATCAACAGCTTTGGGGTTCAACCCAACAGACCAGTCTACCTTAGAGCCTGTAGCAGAAATAGCCCCAAGACCGAGTATCTTATCAAGAGCCGCTACGTTATGCTGCTGGAATGCTCCCTCTTTGTCGAATAGGGAAGCAAGTTGAGGAAAAGCTTGAACCACTATACCAGCATACTCAGGATTTTGAGCAGCCTTAATCACCATCTCAGATCCAGCATTTCCCCCCGCTTTGAAGGCAACAGTCAGGGCAGGCATAAGGTCATTTGCTGCAATAGAGGTTCGTAAATCCCCCTCTTTTTGTACAGCTTCTAGCATTGCCCCATACGAAGAAGAACCAACCAACTCCTTCTGCCTCTTCCCCCAATCCTCAATCTCCTTTCTCCGTTTCTCGAAGTCTCCATCAGTGATAAGAGGAGTGCCATCAGGACTGAAAGCATTGATGCGAAGTCTCTGCTCCATAATAGCGGAGAGAGAATCAATCTCCCGATGAACAGAGATAAGACTATCACCCTTCAACGAATTAGTTTCAGGATCTAGGAGTTGTCTCGCCTTAACTTGTACTGTTGCGGTGGAGGTCTTCAGTTGTTCGTTTACATAAGAACGGAAGACAGGCTCACTATTCTGCTCACGAAGAAGACGCTCTTTCATTACAGCTTCGTTATCCAGATTCCTCTGACCAACTTCTACCATCAAGTTAGCATCTTGGAGGGTGTAACCTCCTGATGCTGCCACTTTGTAGACCTGCTCCATGTGTTCCCTAGCTGCTTTCTCCATAGGGTCTTCTTGGAAGCCACCACCCCCACCGCCTGAACCACCACCCCCGAAGAAAGCTTGATAGGCTTTATCTGCTCTATCCCCCATCCAAGGGAGAGAACTCTTAGTCTGAGCA